CGTGAAGTTCGGCCGAACCGCCGGTAAACAACCAGGGGCGCGGCCATGATGCGCATCGAGGCGCTGCGGCGCCTGGGCCCGCAGCTCTGGTTCAACGAAGCCACCACCGAGCCGGGCCGGGACGCGCTCGGCTTCTATCACGAGCGCAAGGACGAGACCCGCGGCGTCGGCCTCGGGCCCGAGCACGATTGGTCGAGCCATGCCGCCGACGCGCTCGGATTGATGTGGCGATCTGTTACGAGCAGCCGGGCAGGGCCGCGGCGTTCAACCGGCCGATCCGGTATGCGGAGCAGGGGTGGGTGTGAAAACAGATCAGGATACAATCGCTAAGCAACGAAAGCGTAAGAGGCCGCTTCGCGGATCGAGCGGCCGACGTCATTTTTGACTATTTGCCTTGATCCGCTCTTCTATCGCCTTGCGCTCTTCTGCGGCCTTCTGTTCCCACTTCGCCCGTTCTGCCGCATCGGTTGCCGCATCTTTGGCCGCTTTTTCGTTGTCTTCGACGTAGGCGCGCTGGTCTTTTTCGGGGCAATAGAGAGCCCGCCACGACGGATATTTGAGTTTTCCGTTGGTAGTCTTCCGCACGACCATCGATTTGTCGTCGACCTTCCTGAGATACATGATCTCCTTGAACTTCCGGCTCTCCCAGTTCGGGTCTTTCGGATTGAGCGCTTGCGCAAGGTTATAGTCGTCGCAGGTCATGTTCAGTTGGATGGCGCCGGGAGCGGTATCGGTGAGCTTGGTGACCTTGCAGCTCCATTCATGACCGAGAATCGCCTTTTCGGCGAGATCGACGATGACGTCGGCATACTCCTCACAGTTGGTGAGTGTTGAAACGTAAAGGCCTTCCGCTGGACGCCATGGCGTCGGCGTAGCCGTTGCGTTCTGTTGCGCAAAGGCGGGCGCCCCGGCGACCACCAGGCAAGCGATCCCAAATATGGTTCCCACGAAAATAGCGCGGCGATTTTCGTCGTTCATCAGGTGCATCTCCGGATGCGGTTATCCGTTTCTCCTCGATCGCTTTCACCGACTGAGATCCTGGCAAAAGATATAGGGGATCGCCCGCAAGTTGAGAAGATAAAATCAGCACGCCGCCAGATGCCGAGGCTCGCCGTTGCTTGGGTAGCCGCGCAGAACTTTGCAAATTACCAGATAGGGGGACTCAGCCGTGTCCTGGAACGATATCATGTATCGGGTGCTGCCACCTCTTGGGGGAGTGCCGCCGATCGTCAAAAGCCGGTATGGCGCGCGCGATCCAAACAGGCCGCCCGGCTCAACAAATCCGCATGGCGGAGTCGATTTCAACTACACCGGCGGCCGAACCGCGCGACTTAACAGGAACCATCCTGCGATTTTCTCGCCGGTGAATGGCGTCGTAACCAACGCTGGCGAAGGTACCGTCGGACGAATAGCTATTCGGGACGCCAACGGATTCACCCATGAGATTCTGCATACGCAAGCGCGGCATGTCGCGGTGGGTGATCCGGTCGGGGCAGGTCAACTCATCGGCACGATGGGGAACATCGGCGTCAAGCCGGCGGCAGGCCGCACGGAAGGTGACCCGCACGTTCATTATCAGTTGAAAGATCCCGACGGCAAAACCATTAATCCTTCCGCTTTCTGGGATCGGCAAGGTCCAGTCGATCCCAATCCGGGCGCTCCGGCTTACGTCGATGAATATCAGCAATACCTGCATAGCCTCGGAGCAGGCCCCGACAACGGGTTTTCCGGCTCGGCAGGCACCGCGAGTATGCCCGCGCCGGGCTCGCTCGATGCTCCCGCGAATTCCGTCGAAACTCAACCAGCTCCGGATTCTTACCGGCGCCTCACCCGACGGCCTGGCCCGCCATCGGTCTTTGACAAGGGAGCGCCGGCCGTGCCGTTCGTTCCCTCGGCTCCGGCGCTGGTTCCAAACGGTCAGAATGTCTTCGATGGCCGCTTCGGAAACTGGACCACATCTTCCGCCGGCAGCGTGCCAGTCAATCCGGGTGGACCTATCGGGACGCCGCCGACCGGCCAGGACGCGCCCGATGGCGACGATTGGCTGGCGCGCCTGTTCAAACTTGCCCGCTGAAGCCTTCCACGCAATCAAACGAGACCATCATCCATGCCCAAAATGTCCCCGCTCGAGCTCAAGGCCATGCTCGCTTCCGAAAAAGCCGACGCACTGGCGGCGATCTCCGCAGCGCGGCTGATGGACGAACGCGCCGATGCGATGGATTATTACCTCGGCGACATGCGCAAGGACATGCCGGCGCCGGAAGGGCGCTCGCGCGCGGTGTCGACCGACGTCGCCGACACCATCGAAGGGCTGATGCCGAACCTGATGGATATCTTTGCCGGCTCCGACGAAGTCGTGCGCTTCGAGCCGATCGGCCCCCAGGACGAAGCCGCGGCGGCCCAGGAGACAGATTATGTCAATCATGTCTTCATGCAGCAGAATCCCGGCTTCATGGTGCTGTATTCCTTCATCAAGGACGCGCTGCTCTCGAAGGTCGGCATCGTAAAAGTGTGGTGGGAGGAGCGCGAGGAGGAGAGCCGCGAGACCTATTACGACCTCACTGAGGATCAATTTGCATTGCTGGCGCAGGCGGTAATGCAATCCGCTGGCGCGATGAGGATCGTAGCGCATACCGTGCACGGTTTGCAGGATGAGCTCGTGAATGGTCCGGCAACATCCGAGGCCACGAGCTGATCAGATGGCACGGCGGCAGAGAAGACCATGCCACTAAAAATCACGCGTACAAGTAAGCCAAGTAAAGCAGCAGCGAACCTCCGCCAGCGAGCCAAAGCGCTGCAATTCGCTCATTCCATATTGCCTTCTTCTGAAGCTCTTGGCCCAATTCATTGAGACAATCTGGATCGGAGTTGGTTCCGAGATACATCCTGAGTCCGACCAAATGGCTCAGATAGAATAATTCCCGATAGGGTTTGCCCGGCACTCCATTATTGAGGATCACGCGACCCAAATTGATACCGCGAAAAAGAAGATACAAATAACCGGCAATCCAGATCGTCACGATCCCGCAAGCAACGTACATCATTGCGGCCTTTGTTTCGTACCTGTGCACCCGTCGCGCCGATACGTTGAGCCGCGGCCTGGTGATCTGGATACCAATGTAATTCATTCACTCGCATTTCGCCACCGGGAGAAGACAGCCATGGCCGCAACCGAAAGCGGGAATGCCAGACCGGATGGGGTATCGGCATCCTATGGCCCCATCGGCGGGGCATACTATTGGAATCCGGGCTCGCCCTCGGCCCCCCACGTCACGATAACGAGACGCTATGGTGTCGGCGGGGACGGCCTCCGGTCGGTCTTTCTGAGAAAAGGGACGAGCTCCGCCGATACACTCGGATATGGGGTAACGGGCAGCGTTGGACTCGGGCCGACGGTGACGGTCAACAGCAGGATTCCCGACGTGAACGGTGTCCCTCAGCCGTGGAAGGCGGAGGTATCGTCAATCGAGCCGGGCGTAGGTCTTCCCGGTTTTGCCCTCACCCGCACGATGACGCCTCAGCAAATCGTCGATTTCATTGCCAAATATCTCACTTCGCCCGCGATGGGACCTGACGACGAACTCTCTCCGTTCGTTCGGACCTTGCAAAGCGGCCGCGCCACAATTGGAACTTCCGCTTCTCCGCCAGTACCGTTCCTGACGCCGTCAGAGCAAAGCGCTTTCGGCAATGGGATGGGTGTTTGGCGATCTTCAGCCGGCCCCGACAGCTTGCCACCGCCGTCGCAGCCGCCTGCGCCACCGCGGCAACCCGGTAGTTCGAGCGTATTCGATACTGGCGCGCCGCCTGTCGCATTTCCTCCCTCGGGCCGGCCAGGCGGCCTTCCGGGCCTGTTAACGGACGCCGGCTTTTTCAATCCTGCGGATCCCGGTCAATCGTCACCCGGCGGCCTGCCGGGCCTTATTCTGGATTACCTGCGCAACAACCGGGACGACGGCCTCTCGCGCTGAGCGCTTTATCGCGGCCCAGATTTCATTCGCTGCATCTCACGACGAGTTTTCATGAACATGGTCATTCCCTTGCCGCAGGCTGCGACGCAGCCGACGCCGCTACCCATTACCCACGACGTCACCATCGTCACCACGCGCAAGCTGGCGCAGGCGAGGGTGATGGGTGTGCCGCCGGAAGAATTCGGTATCGAGCGCGGCGCGCGCTGCATCCGGGATTGCAACTACTGCTTCCACGAGGTGGTGACCAAGACCGAAAGCCAGTTGATCGCGGAGGGTTTTGACGAGAACCAGGTCAGATCGCTCGGCGACTATACCGGCAATACCGAGATCGAGACGCTGGCGCGCGACAGCGTCGACGAGCATTTCAGCATCAGTTCGGGCGGGGTGAATTCGGCGGCGCGGCTGGTCCGCATCACCGAACACTATGTGCGGATGGATTATGAGGGCGAGGGCCGGGCCTGCCTCTACCAGGTGATCACGGGCGGCGACCAAAGCGAGATCCTGCGCAAGGACGGCAAGGAGTGCATCACGCCGTTCGACGCCATCCCGTTCGCGGCGATCACGCCGGTGCCGATCACGCACCGCTTTTTCGGCCGCTCGATCGCCGATCTGGTGATGCCGGTGCAGCGCGAGAAAACCGCGCTCAAGCGGGGCGCGCTGGATAATCTCTATCTGCACAACAATCCGCGGGTCGAGGTCGCCGAGGGCATGGCTGGCCCGAACACGCTGGACGACCTGCTGGTGTCCCGTCCCGGCGGCGTGGTCCGCACCAAGCAGCCGGGCGGCCTGAACTGGCAGGTGGTGCCTGATATCACCTCGTCGGTCTATCCGATGATGCAATACCTCGATGCCGAACTCGAGACCCGCACCGGCCTTGCCAGGCAGAGCCAGGGGCTCGACGCCAACGCATTGCAGAACCAGTCCGCGACCGCGGTGGCGCAGGTCTTTTCAGCCTCGCAAATGCGGATGAAGCTGATCGCGCGCCTGATGGCGGAGGGCGTGCGGGATATCTTCTCGCTGCTGCACGCCACCATCCGCAAGCATGGCCAGCAGCAACAGACCGTGCGGTTGCGCAACGCCTGGATCAATGTCGATCCGCGCGGCTGGAAAACCCGCGACGACATGACCATCAACGTCGGCCTTGGCGCCGGCGGCAAGGCGCAGCAATTCGCCCAGACCATGGCGATCGCCAACGTGCAGAAGGAAATGCTGGCCGGCGGCAAGAGCAACCTGGTCGGCGATGCCCAGCTCTACAACACCGCAGCCGAGTTGACGAGGATCATGGGGCACAAGAACCCCGACAAGTTCTTCAACGATCCCTCGGCGATCAATCCGCAGACCGGGCAATTGCTGCATCCGCCGCCGGCGCCGCCCGCGCCGGCGCCGGATCCAAAACTGCTGGCCGCGCAGGCGAGGGCGCAGACCGAGCAGGCGCTCGCCGTGCACAA